AGCAGTGCCGCTGTACTCTTTGATAGTCGCCGTCCGTTCTTTCCAGGTATCTCCGAAGCTTTGCGTTTCTTCGAGGCCGGTTGAGATATCGAGCGTCCAGGTGTCGATCTCCAACACCGTATTTGTGGAAAGCTTAAAACTTCCCGCGTTGCCAGCTAAAATCGCCATTTTGTCTCCTTAAATGTCGTGTATGAAATCAAACTCTAGAACGGTTGCATACAGCTTTTTATCTGTTTCGAGCGTGTCTTCGTACTCATTTCTGCGCTCGTTGAGGTGAGTGCTGCGAACAGTCAATCCGCTCGCAGAAGTAATGGCAGCGGCTTGCCCCATTATAGCTGAATAAACCACATCTGCCATGTCGTCGCTGGCTTTGGGGTTGCCCTGCGCCATGCAATAAAACGCCACCGGCCGCCGCGTTGCGGTTGGATTGCCGCCGATGCTTTGGAATTGTTGATCGTCTATGGTTTCAATCACCAGAGCTGGGTATTTTGTCACGCGCCCCTGATCGGCGTGCGCGTCGAATACCCGAGTGGCCACTAGTGCGGTCACGCTGCCTTGCGTTTGCAGGTATTTGTAAAGGGCTTGGTAGATCCTCATGCAGCCCTCGCGACGGCTTCAAACGCGGCCCGGGCGCGGACTTCGATTAATCGCTTGATCTCTAGCCGCTTGGATTTGATCGATTTGCTAAAGAATTGACTAGGGCGCGCTCCAGGATGCTGAACCTTTGTTCGCACCTGATCCCCGACGCGCTCTAGCCAAGCGAAGGCGCGTCCAGCGATGCGCATCTTTTTGCCAGAGATAACGTGGGGCTTTGTTCCCGATTCAACTAGATGCGCGTGCGGAGCCAAACGCGAAACCGTAAACGTAAACGCCTGCAGGAAGTTTTTGTGCTTGCGGCCCGCAGCCGCGGTTACTGATCTGCGCAGGCCTCCTGGCTGTATCGTTTTACCGTTTTGATTGGTCGCATATGGCGCAATAGGCGCACGGCGCTCGACCTCACGCTCAAGCATTTGAGCGGCATCTAGTAACGCCTGCTGCAATGCCGGCCCTTCAGCCGTAGCCATAAGTTTCTTAAACTGCTGCGTCAGGTCGTCCAGGCCTTCTATTTTGATGTTTGTCGCCCGTGCCATTAGATCAGCACCTCGACGGCCTGCATCACAAGCATTTCGTTTCGCTCGTCGGGGTTCATGCTCGCGCGGATGTTAAAATATCGAGTCTTGCTCGTTTTTTGGTCGATGTACTTAATCCGCATCTGCGGCTCAATATTGATTCGATATCGCAATCGGATCGTATGCGTAAGGTCAGCCATCACCTGCCGAGCGGCAAAAAACTCGCGCCCGTTGCCGGTCTCAATCGAGGCCCAAGTATTTACAAACGTCGCCCAGGACTCAGTGCGATCACCGTTTGAGTCAACGGTATTTGTCGGAGTTTCGACTGTTACGTAATGCCGCAGGTTCCCGGCTCTCATAACCAGACCCGATACGGAGCAATCAGAGCCGAGACGGCAAAGGGTAGTTCTTTCTCGTCGACCGACGCGCCGTTCCCCACCATAACTGCTTCGCGATGCTCGTAAAAGTGCGCGGCCAGCATCCGTACCGCTTGGCGCAACGGCTGAGGCACGGCAGCCGCAACGCCGTAGCCGCAGACAAACTGGACCTCGACTGGGTCCGTGTTGCGCAGCGTATCCGTTGGCCAATCTTTGTTGTATTCCAGGACGATTGCACCTGGGGTACGCGCCGTAGAGACTCCATAATTTGCCGAGGAAAACGTGAACTGCACGTTCGTCGAATCGGTGTACTTAACGTGCGTCACTGACGCCAGCGGAGTATAAGGGATATTGATAATGCCACTGCCCGGAAAATAATCAGCGAACATCTTCCAGGTCTGCGTCAAAAACCGTCGATTGGTAATGACCTCTAACAGATCTGCTGCCGCGTAGAGATACGGCTGCAACTGGTCCGAAGGCTGACCTGTGGCGCGGCAGTGCGCTTCCAGATCAGCATCCGTGATGACATAGCCGGTAGGCGCTGTCACTAGTTGCAGCCGTAGATCCATACTAATTAATCAATCTCCGTTGCAGTCGCGCTTCCGCCAAACCGCGAATTGCCGAGAGCAATTGCGATCCCGCCAAGCACTGGAGAATCGACGACCTCGACGGCCTTGAGCCGCACATAGGCGTATCCAGCGTTCTGAAGCTCTTCAGCGTCGACCTGGATAGCGTAAATCTGGCTGGAGCCGGCCGTGGTCGTAAAACCCGCTGCCGCTCGCGCCGTCATCGCGCCCTGAATGTCGGTCGAAGTGATCGACTTTGAAAAAAACGGAACAGCGGTGGTCGTGGTCGGCACGGCGTCATCGCACGCCTCAACGGTTAGAGTCGAAGTTCCGGTAGCGCCTACTCCCTTGTAAACAAGGAACACAGCAGAACCGAAGTTCGCAAGATTGACAACGTCCGAACTGACCGTGCCAGAGAAGGCATCGGCCGCCGGATCAAGACCTTTAATGTAGTGAAGGTTTTGGAGTAATTCGTAGCGAAGCATTTGTTTTCTCCTTGGTACGGGCGACTTGCGCCGCCCGCTCCGGTGTTATTGGTTAGGCGCGGACCGCAGTGGTGACAAAAGGCGACAAGGTGCTGGAACCTTTAAACGGAGTGATCGGCTGCTTGACGGCAGACTGACCGTTAGCGTCAAAAGACCACTTAAAGGTCATTTCGTCGTAAATGAACCGCACATGCATCGACTGCGCCGAGCGGAGGCCGCCCTGCGTAATCATCACGTACTTAGACAGATTCGCCAACACGATGTCGCCAGCCGTGCCGAGAGTCTCGGCCTGCTCAACGGGGATCACCGGAAAGCCGAGGAACGTTCCGTATTGGATCGAACCGGCCGCGCTGTTGTTCGGCAAGAACACCGGCTGCGTTCCAACGGTCAAAAGCGGGAACTGGCCGATAGTGTCAGGGTTGCAAAGCCAAGCGATGCGGTCGCCCGGGTCGCGAAGGATGCGCGAGAGCATGGAGGTCGCGTTTTCAATGACAAAAGTGGCCGCGGTCTGGTTGAGCTTTTTGGCAACCTGCACCAACAACGCAGCCCCATAATTCTGCACGCTGAAGCCAAGCGGCATTCCAGCGCCAGTTCCGCGCCAAATCGCGTCGTCAAGCTTGAACGCAATTTCCGAGGCGAAGGCATTCTCAAACACCGCGGCCATAGCCGGAGCATTCCGGAGCAAACGCTCGGTCGCGTAGGCCAAGCACTTCAGCGATTCCAGCCGCAATTCGTGGCGGGAAAGCTTGGGCTTGGTGCTCGTCGGAGTATCCGATTCGCCGGTCCAATAAGCCTGCACGCCGCCCCAGCGGGAGCCGTTTACACGGGAGGTCTCGTCGATGTACGGAAGGTCAATCGAGTCGCTGCCTTCGCCCATCGGAATCTCATTAACAAGCGGGAAAATTCGAGCCGTTTGACGCGCCCGCTGGAGCAGGACGTCGGAAAAGCTGGTCGAGATCGCAAAGCCGCCATCGGCCGGAACCGTGGCAGAAGCGCCTGACGCAGTGAGGTTTTCGAACAAACGCTTATCAATTTTGCCGCCAAGGCCCTGAAAGCTGCCACCGGGCGATTGCGCGAACGCAATGGCTTGGAGTTGCTCGCCGAGGCTTACAAACGGTCGCTTGGCTTCGTTGTCGCTGATGACGCGGGCCGGTTCGCGAGTAACGTTGCTTTTGGCTTTGGCTTCAAGCGACTCAACAGCAGCAAGCTTTTCGCGCACGGCGTTGAGTTCCATTTCTTTTGCATCACACACCGCAAGGTGAGCGATCGGGTCGACGGCGCTTGAAGCGGCCGCCAATAGAGCGCTGTAGTCGGTTTCCAGCGCGGTAACATGACTCAGCAGTTCTCGCTTAATCATTATGTCCTCCTATTTTGCCCAGCACTCGCCAGCTCCGCTCTCGCAGCGCTAGCTCATGCCGGGCGTGGTATTCAGCCGCGCTGCACGCAGCAGAAATTCGTTTAGCCGCCGAAAGGCTGGCTGATAAAAACTTGGCTCCCGGGTCGGCCCCGATGGGCACAAGGGAGATCTCAAAAGGTTGCCACTTCGTCGCCAGCAGGTGATGGCGCTTTGCGGTCGAGTCCGGCGCTTGGCTCATTTCGACTATCTGGACGCCCATCGACACGCTGTTCAGGATGCCGTCCTCAATGTCCTGCCAGACCGGAGCAACGTCTTCGCGGTCGGAAAAGCGCAACGTCGCCTCGTAGCCACGGCGAGTTCGTCGCGGGTTTTCGATTACGCCAAGCACGTACTCGATTTCGTCGTGTTGATGTCCGTTTAAAACTGGTCGGCCAGCAAATTGACTGAGGTCCGCGCCGTCCATCGAGAAGCTGAGGTCGTAGGCGTCGCCTGAAAACATATCGACCCGCTCAACTTTTGCGCCGCTATAAAACAGCACATCCCGCTTACGCTTGCCCGGCAGCTCAACTTTGTCGCCCTCTTCGGGCATCTGTGTGACTTCCGCAAGCCGAAGCGAAGAAAGCAGCGATTGCGGCGTCTGAAGCAACAGCTCTTGCGCTCGTTCGATGTTCATTGATTGCTCCCTTGGAACGCGCCAGCCTGCGAGACCGGAACCATCGCGCCCTGGACGAGGTACAACTCGCCGCCGGCGTAAGGATTCATGTTCTCTTTGCTTCTGATTTCGTTAGCGTTCAACGCGCCGATGTTGCGCATGGCGCTGTAGTAGTTTGCCCGGCTGGCTGCATCGCCCCGCAGCAAGGCGTCCATATTAAACTCCGCGTAATAGATCGCAGCTTCGCGCGGCCCGAAAAGTTGCAGGTTTATCCGCTTT